ATGTCCCACGCCGCCCGGAACCAGGAATTGCTTGACCGTTTCATCGACAGCCTGTGGTTGCATGAAGGGCTGGCGCGCAACACGCTGCAAGCCTATCGCAAGGACCTCGAAATGCTGGCCCATTGGCTGGATCAGCAGCCGTGCATGGGCCTGGAGCAGGCTGGCGAGACCGAACTGCATGCCTATTTTGGCGCGCGCCACGCCACTACTCGCGCCAGCACGGCCAACCGCCGCCTGACGGTCTTCAAGCGCTTTTATCGCTGGGCCCACCGCGAAGGCATTTGCTTGGAGGACCCGACCGCGCGCATGGATGCCGCCCGGCAGGCCATGCGCGTGCCCAAGGTGCTCAGCGAAGCGCAGGTCGAGGCGCTGCTGGCAGCGCCCGACACCGGTACGCCGCTGGGCCTGCGCGACCGTGCCATGCTGGAGCTGATGTATGCCAGCGGCCTGCGCGTGAGCGAACTGGTGACGCTCAAGAGCTACCAGATCCAGCTCACCGACGGGGTGCTGCGTGTCACTGGCAAGGGCAGCAAGGAGCGGCTGGTGCCGTTTGGCGCGGTGGCCCAGCAGTGGCTGGCGCGTTACTTGGCCGAGGCACGCGCAGCCATCCTCTCGGGCCAGCTCACTGACGACTGCTTCGTCACCGCGCGAGGCCATGGCATGAGCCGCGTCATGTTCTGGGTGCTGGTCAAGAAGCATGCCCAGCAGGCCGGCATCCACCAGCCGCTGTCACCGCATACGCTGCGCCACGCGTTTGCCACGCACTTGCTCAACCATGGTGCCGATCTGCGCGCAGTGCAGATGCTGCTTGGGCATGCCGACATCTCCACCACCACCATCTACACCCATGTTGCGCGCGAGCGCCTCAAGAACCTGCACGCCGAACACCATCCGCGTGGCTGAGCGAGGACGCCACACCTTGGCACAGCCTGATTGCTGTTGTGCGCCTACTGCGCAGGTGCGTTGCCTGCGGCGATCTGGCTGCGGAAGGCGCGCAGTTGTGCCTTGAGCACATGGGCATTGTCTGGGCCCATGCGTACCAGCATCTTTTGACCCGCCGACAGAGCCTGCAGCTTCGGGTCCTCGAACTCATAGTGTTGCCAGGGCTGCTCGGCGGTTGTGGCCGCCTCGCCACGGATTTCGACCTGCCGCACATTGGGCGCAATGGGCTCCGGGGCCTGCAGCAAATGGTCGATCACCGCAATCAGTCGATCATTGAAATACTGGCCCGGATAGCCCAGGTCTTCGTAGGCCTGTTGGAACAGGGGGTAGTACTGCTTGTAGTAGCTCGCGGCCTGGGCCGCATCCACGCTCTGGACCAACTGCACCACCGGTTGATAGCGCGCGTTGTTTCCAGCGGCAATGTGCATATCACTGCCACTGCCTCCCTCGACCATGAAGCGCGGGTGCGTCGGATTGACTGGCCACAGGCGCGCCGGTGCGCGCTCGCGTGGCAGGTTGTCGACCGTGGCCACGAAACGACGGATGAATTGCTCGTTCTGGATGAAGGCATAGGTCTTGTCCTGGCCCAGCCAGCCGGAGAAGGTTTGCGCCACCGCACTGTCCGACTGCTCCAGCGGCGGCAATTGCACGGCCTGTTCGGGCTCGACCTCGATCGGGTTCTGGGGCTCCTGCGGCTCGACCGCCAGGAAATCGGCGGGAGACGCCTCTGTCGCCGCCGCATCCTCTGGCGCCGTGCCAGTGGCTGCCGGCACCAGTTCGGCGGCAGGGCCTTGCTGCGCTGCGCCAGTCAGGCGCGACAGCGCCTGGGGATGTTGCCAGAGCCACCATCCTGCCAGTCCCGCCAGCACAATCAGCAGCACCAGTGCGGCCAGCCAGCGATTGCGGCTGGTGCGGCCGCGTTGACCTGGATAGAACTCTTGCTCGCCTGCGCGAATCCGTTGGCTCATGCGTGTGTCCTCTTGTGTTGGGCGGATGCCCTCCGCCATGTCGTCGCCAGTGCCCGTGCCACCTTGCCTGGACAGATGGTAGCGCATTCGATCAGCAGGACCTCGATCGGTTCAATGCAAGGGATCACCCGGTTCCTCGCAATGCATCGCAGAGTACGGAAAAGCCGACCGGGTGCGGTTGGCCTTATTTATTGGGCAGCGCTCTCCGAACCAAGGGAAAAGGTCACGCTCGAACTGGCGCATGGAGCGTTCGGCGTGGGTGGCGCTCCACTCGGCCTGCTGTTTGCCGTACCACTCCAAGGCCACGACCTTGAAGGTGTCACCGGCCGGGTTGCTGGCTGTGAGGCGTTGCACCTTGCGGGCCTGGAAGGGCGGTGCCTTAGGCCAGCAGGAGCTTGGCCGCGTCCCGCGCCTTGCACGCCGCAGTCAGGCCGACTTGCGGATAGCGGCCCAACGCCAACTGTTTTTCCTTGCCATCGGCGTGGTACTTCATGAACCAATGTTTGGAGCCTGCAGGGCTGACTGGCAGGCATAGGCAGGAGGCATTGCGGCAATGGGCATCGGCCAGCACGGAGTACAACTCCACGGGTGGAGATACAAGTGGCGGGGGCACCTAAAAAGGAGACTTGTACCCCCATTTGTACCCCCTTTGCCGTGGATGCAAGCGGAAGCCAGCGGACGTTCATGGAAGATAAACCACTGACTTTCCAATGAAAAAGGCCGTCTGCTGGAAGCCAGCGGACGGCCTTGGAAGTAAAAGTGGTGGAGCCGGGGGGAACCGAACCCGCGTTCGCTTTCAGAACCAGATAGTAATGCATGGGCCTTGAGGGCGTGGATTCGACGATTTGGCCAAAAGGCATGAGAGCTGGAAGCGCGGGCTGAAAGCTCAGATCGCCACTTCCGGACGGTTTTGGTGACTTGAAGGTCGACGTCAACTTGCGCACGACATCTCATTGCTGCCACTTGCCTGCGGTCGCCGCCGCCGTCACCGTGCGTTTCAATTCCACGAGGAGTTGAGTCAACACGGCGTGACGGCTGCAAACCTCAGAAACGTTGACATAGAAGCCCGCCATAACGGCCTTCTCGACGCCCTTGAAGCGAACTTTTATCGACTGCCCTGCTCGATGCTTCGTTTCCTCAAGGCAAACCGCCCACCCCACTTTGTCCCGCCAGAGTAGGTCGCCCTGCTTGTGGGTGATCGCGCGCGCTCCTTGGTCGCGCATCTCCGACTCCCACACCGGCCGCAGTGTGTTCTCGATCTCACCCAAGAGCCGGTTCACTGCCGGGGCGACATCGGCCACATACGCCTTGGCATCCTCGATGCGGATCTTACCGAGCAGGCCGGTTATGCGGCCAGACGTCGCCGATGCAAGCAACTGTGGCGCGGCGAACACTTCCCGAAGGGCTACAGCCTTGTCGATGTCGATGTCGATGTCGGTGCCGACGCCGTGCCAGCTTGTACCTCCCAGCGTAGCGACCAAGACTAGCCACAGCGTTCCGTCACCGACCACGTCGTCAAAGGTGTCCCTCTGTCCGTTCTGGACGTAGCGTGCTTCAACAGCACGCAGCAAACCGACGGACCCCGGCCCCTGGCCCCGGAACAGGATGGAAAAGACCTCAAGAGCCCATCTCTCAGCGAGTTCCTCGGGGACCCAACCCTTGCGACGACCACGCAATGCAACCGCCAACGGGAAAGAGACTGCTTGCACCATCTGCGTCGCAGTGCAGCGCCCCGCGAACGCAGTCGCCGCCATTTCCGTCAAGAATGTGTTGATCTGAGTCGCCAGCCGCTCACGGAATCGCGCTTCGATGACTGCGCCGTCCGTGACGGCGCTAGCCTGATCTTTCTGGTCAGTCGACTTCGGCGGGGGCGGTGTATCCGGCATCTGCCCTTCGTCGATGTCCTCGTCCCCAGCGGCAGCGGGCGTTCGACCTTCCTCCGTCTCAGCCTCGAACAGCAGACGCAGAATCCCCGTCAGTGACAACGATCCTGGCTGCGCAGACGCGAGGTGGGACAAGCCCTCACGCGACTCATCGAGGTGAACGATCAAGTCGTCCGGATTGACAGGCTCCGCAGGTGCATCGTTCTTCTTGCGATCAACCCCGCCGAAACCAGGATCCCGGAAAGATGCCGGGTCGTTGAAGAGGGTCTGGGCTACTTCCTGCAGTTCATCGAGCATCTGACGCTGCTCGGCCGAACTTGTGCTTCGGTCCAACGCCTTGAACGGCTCCAGGAGCCTTGCCGCGTGACTGGCGTGTTCAAGGGCGGCGAGGTCGTCGACCCACCGACAGGTGGTCGACCAGGAGTCGGACCCCATGGTCACGATGACTGAAGCAAACAGGGTCGCTGCATCCAACCCTTCGGTGATCTCGCACATCCAGAGTGCCCTTGGCCCGTGCAGACGTCCCATCGGCAGCACTCGCTCGCCAAGCCGGAGGTCAACCTGCGCGCCAGGGTCCGGCGCCGGGACGACCTCGGCGACCATGCACCGCGATGCCTTGTCCCACTGCAGACTTCTGAGGCCGAACGATGGCTGGTGGGCCGCAGGCGCCTGGTCGCGGACGGGGCGCGGAACCAGGATTTCGTGCGGCGCCTGTCCTGGCACTGCAAACAACCCTAGCACGGATTCGAAGTCTTGAGCGTCTGGCTGGTCGTAAACAACGATGGATTCGACGTTGCCGGCACTCTCTGGCGCGAGGAGCCATGCGGCGGCGGAACAGTTCGCTGAACCCATCACCGCCGCAGGGCCGTCAGCGCCTTCGAACCAGTAGAACTTGGCGTGCAGCGGACGGTCCGATGGTGCCGCGATCACGTGAAGCTCCAGCGGCAGGTCGGTCAGCCTTTCAGTCACGAAACTTGCGGATGTGGGGGTCAGAGCGATGGTGGCGCGGGTGACGCCGAACGTCGCATGCGCCCAGCGCAAGAACGCACCAGACTCGTCAGTCGAACCGGTGAGGATCTTCACTTCATCGAATCGTCGGCCCGACCAGCGCCGAGCCAGTTCTGTGGCGAGAGATCTTGTTCCCCGGCTGCGCAATATGGGAATGGTTCCGCTGTCGTCGGCCGGGGTCAAACTCAGCCACGGGACATCTTTGAACCGACGAACGGCATCGCGCTCCAGATCTCCCTGGCCCCACGTCAGCACGTCGTCGAGGAAGGGGTGCAGCCACCCACCCTTGTCGATGTGGCTTGGCCCAACCATCCACGCCGCACCCAGTTCCTGGTTTCCGCCCCACCCGGAACTCGTGACGTTCCCGCTGCCGACCATGACGATCCCGTCCTTTGGCCCCAGCCGCACGAAGACCTTCGGGTGAAATGCCCCGGCAACATCAGCGCCAGCGAGGAGGTACTGCTTACCGAGACACCAAAGCTGCCCGACAGCGGACTGGACGGAGTTGTCGATCTCACCTCTATCGCCAAGAACGAGGATGTCGCTGGAACGACCGGCCCAGAGATCGGGAAGAACGACCTGCTCGAAGAAGATCGGATCGAACGAATAGGTCAGCAGTAGCGCCTTGTGATACGCGCGCTCACGGCAAAACAGGCGGGGATTCATGTTGCATCCCCTTCAGCCAAGGTGGTCAGTGCGCGCTCCAGAACGATCTCACCGTCCGCGGTGATCCCGTTCGTGTCAATCAGCTTGAGCTGGTGGAGCCACCCGAGCGCTTGCTGGATGCGGGACGCAGTGCGTCCGGCAACGAAACCTTTGCGGCGAGCGAACCACTTGTTTCCTTCAGCAGTCAGCAACGCGACATCGCGTCTCAGGTCGACCTGCAGGCGGGACCACGTGATCTGCAGATGCTGTTGAACTGTACGCAATGCCATTTCCGCCGCAACATCGCGCAGGGAACGATCTTCTCGGCGGAATCGCTCCAGCTCCGGGAGCACGACCTCGCGCATTCCCAGTCGGCGCCGCCCCTGGTGTGACAGACTGCGGTACTCCTGCTTGTCCTCCCGCACGGCATCGCCAACTCGCAGGCTCGCCATAACCCACGCGACGACCGCAAGTGACAGGGCACCAGCGCCAGACTTCAGCGCACGCCGGTACAGCAACGGTTCGATGAGACTGTCGGACCATCTCACAATCCCGGGCATAGCGTCGACGACGAACAGGCGCGAGCGCAGCCGTTCTTCCAGCGCCCTGAATGTCAGATCCGCCACGGACTCCCCAGGCGCGACGAGGTTCAGGTCACGGAGCGCGGAATCATGCTCTTCGACGCGCTCCATGAGGGCCTCGATCACCATGTCTCGGTCCACACCAGAGAGCCCTCCATCAGGTTGCCCTAGGACTTCGCCAATCACTGCTGCGAGTACTCCCTCCTGAGTGACCGCAATGGAGTCCCGCACGCAGTAGGTCGCCCAGCCATCCGCAACCTGATCAATGAGCGGCTCGCCGAAACGCCCTGGAGAGCACGCTACGTCGAAGAATTTCGCCTCGCTCGGTGCCGACTTCTGTTGGGTTGCAAGCGCGAGCAGTGCTGCGTAGGTCCTGATTCGGTTCCGCTCCGTCGGCCGGGGGTCGGACGGCATGATCGCGGCGAGTAGAAGCTCCCTCTCGTCATCGGGAATCCGATCGATCCTCACGTTGCTACCGAGCTCGCGCAAGTCGTCAATCGACGCCGCACCGAGGTCATCCTCACGAATCAGGCGCTCGATGAAAGGTACTGTGGTCAGTCGTTGATCCACTGCCTTGGCGAGCGGGAGACCGCGCTCCATGACAAGCGCAGGTACGGCGTTGTCCCTGCTCTTGCTGATGCCGAGCTGGTCGGATGGGCCTGTGTAGATCGTGGAGGCTGGCGATTTCACTAAGCTGGATATCTGGACGTGGGACTCACCAAGCGCGATACGTTCGAGTGCCTGATCGGACCCGATCAAGCCGCCGATCGACGGATCTTCGATGAGGTTTCCGAGGACCAGCGCTGATTCGATCCGCGCAGCGAACTCGATGAAAGTCTGCCAGCTATCAGCCCGGCCACTTTGTCCGTACCGATGAATCAACCACGCCCGAAATGCCAAGTAGCGAACCGATGGGGTCACAGTGGTGACGCCATCGAGCAGAGTGCCACCGATCGTCTGAACGGGGAGTCTCAGGCCGAGCAGGTCCAGGCCACCGGTGATGACCGCGCCGCTGCTGATCCATTCGGGAGCTTGACGGACTTTGGCGATCACCGTCAGATAGCCCTTGGTGCACAGAAGGTGAAGGCCTCCCTGCTGGCTCGACTGAGCCGGTAGCTCAACTTGGCGATGAAGGAACGGGCGCCCTCGTCGGGGGTAGCGACGAATGCAGTGCGGATGCGATCCAAGATGTCCGGGCGCCAGATGGATGCGTCTTCTAAGAGCAATGTGCTGTCGCGTAGAAGGCAGTTAGCTCGGAAGGTGTCAGCTCCTTGGTAGATCTTGCTTGTGTCGTGTTCTGAATAGCGAGCCATAGCACCCTCAATGACGTTCATTAGCAGAAAGCACCGGACGATGTGACTCCCAACCGCCAGTCATCCGCCTCCATCATTGGCAGAAGCCCAGATTGACCTTGGCCTCCGGCACCAATTGATGTAATGTAACATTCATCACATTACATTGTCACGGCACCCCCCACCATGAGCATTGGCAGCAGCGGAAGAATCGTCATCGAGGTTGACCCAGATGTGAAGCGTGAACTGTACGCAGCACTGGTTCGCGATGGGTCCACTTTGAAGGAATGGTTTTTGCGAAACGCACAGGTTTATCTATCGGGTAACAAAGCTGACGATCCTTGCATATCGTTGACCGAAGTGACGGCCCCCCCGGAAAGCCACACCCCTGACACGCGCACTAATATGGGCAGCAAAGATTCCCTTGCTAACAGCAAGAAGAAGTAGCCTCATACAACGCCGTCAGTACAGAGAATTTATCAATGAAACACAAAATAAACACATCGAAACGTAGTGCATGCACTCTTATTGCGAACTCGTCCCCGCGCCTAGAACAGGTGCTTCTTGCAGGCATCAAAGCGTTCTGCGAGGAGTTGCAAAAAGAGAAAAGCACATCAAGACTCAGAAGTTTCCAGGCTTGGAAAAAATATTGGATTGCCAGTAATGGTGAGATCGGGCGCAAGAAAGAAGTGGCGATGGATGCATTTGAAGGCGTACTTGGCACCAGGAGTGAAGCTGATCCATACCAATTTATATTTATTGTCGAAACGGCGATAGTTTTTATCGCGAAAGAGCTATGTTGTTCGGCAGTTAAGTCTGGTATTGCTTCAAATGCAGCGTCGCGGATCTTTGAGTGGTGGGAGTCTGAGCCCTTGACCTCTACTTTAGAGGCCTCTTCCGAACTGAAAAAAGAATTACTGAAAGTCGATCAAGATGAACTTCTTAATCTGCTTTCAAATGACCCTCTAAGAAATATTTACCATACGCTAATTCCAAAGTCCATTCGCCATACGCTTGGCGCCTATTTGTCGCCGCCAGATTTGTGTAAGTACGTAATTAATAATGTCGCAGCTCATGAGGTCTTTACATCTTCGGAGAAAACACTGCTCGAGCCAAATTGCGGATTGGGGGCTTTTTTCTCCGCGCTGTTAGCAGAGGGGCTTCGGATCATTGAATGCAGTGATAGTTCGAAAGAAATGCTTGGCAATGCCTTTGCAGATCGGATTTACGGAATTGAAAAAAACCTCGGATCTTATGTCATCTCGAGATATCTGCATGCTGCAATTTGCGGATTGCTCAGGGGTGGAGTTTCCGATAAAGAGAATGTCGTATGGGCTGATTCAGTTTTCGTAGATGAGGGATTCATCTCGGAGAAGATTTCTGCAGGTCTTCCGCTATCCGAAAGAACTCTCCTAATGGGTCTCTTTCGAGTCCAATGCGCTACCGAACACGCTAGCAAATCAAGCATTTTTGAGGAGGGCACAGCGATTGCGCATTTTGACGGCCATCAATGGAGTGACGTGCACACCCCACTTCATGCATGGTTTGCTGACGGTGGCTGCACTGAAGATCAAGAGTTACAGCGTCTCTCGGTACTTGAGACCGTGCGTTTGGAAAATTTTGGGGCTTTCGATTTCATTGTTGGAAATCCGCCATGGGTAAATTGGGAAAATCTTGATCCCGAATATAAGAAATTAATACTTCCGTCGTGGCCGCCGTTAGGGCTGTTCGCGATGTCAGGCAGAGATAGAGCCTTCAGCAAAGAGGATTTGAGCGTCCTTGCAACTTACTCCGCATGCCTCAGGTTCGGCAAAAAAGCAACGAAGGTAGGGCTATTACTCCCTCAAGCGTTGTTCCAATCCAGGAAAAACTCAAAGGGCTTCCGTAGATTCCAACTCGGCCAGAGCGGCATTTACTTCCATGTTGATAAAACTACAGACTTTAGCGATTACGTGGCTTTTGGCGATGCAAAGAACCGGACCGCAGCCTTTTTCTGCACCTTGAGTGATGAACCAACAAAGTACCCGGTTCGATACCTGCGGTTCGTTCCAGAAAAGGGAAAGGGAGAATCCTTTGGTACCTACAAAAATCTATGGGCGGCACCATCTGATCAATCCGACTCTACATCCAATTGGGCGCTCTTTGAAGAGTCAGAAGAAATCACTCACTTCAAGAGGGAAGGTAGAACGTACCGAGCACGTACTGGGGTTTTCACCGGTGGAGCAAATGCGGTTTATTACGTTCGAGTACTGGGTCAAGATGGGGATCTTGTCCTCCTTGAGAATGATACTGAGCGAGCGAAGATTAAAGTTGATAAACAACGCTTTCTCGCTGAACGCGACCACCTTTATCCGTTTGCAAAGGGGCGCGACGTCAAGCAGTGGAAAGTCTGTCGCCCTATAGAGCAAGGCATCCTGTTACCTCACACCGTTGAAACTCGCATCAAGCCGATATCGCCAAGTGTGCTTACCCTCCAAGCGCCGAAGACAATTTCGTACTTGTCTCAGCACGAGGAGATGCTACGAACGAGAGCAAGCCTTACCGCACTTGATAGAGCAAATGTGGCAGAAGGTTATTACGCCATGCTGCGAGTCGGCGAGTATACGTTTGCCCCCTACAAAGTTGCTTGGCGATATATTTCAAAGGACTTTTACTGTGCGGTAATTGGACCATCAGATATTTGCGGGGGAAGCAAAGCAACGGTGCTTCAAGAAAAACTAATTTCGATTGCTTTTTCCAGCGAAAACGAAGCCTACTTTGTGTGTGCGTTCCTGAGTTCCCCAAAAGTGAAGCGAGAAATCGAGCGCCGAATTGTGGGCACTCAAGTCTCGGTTCACGTAATTGAGGACATACATATCCCAAGCTTTGATTCTGCTAATGCCATCCATCAAGAAATGGCCGCTCTCTGCAGAGACGGCCACTACACTGATGGGCTTACTGAGGCAAGATCAGCAATGCTAGGCATTCTCGTTGACAGACTTCAAGACGCAGAAACAAGTAGCTTGGCTCGCCCCGCCATGACTACTACTTCATCGTCAGCAGCTGCCGAAGACCAGTCTATAGTCTTGACATCTTGCGGCACGTAGCTGCGCAGCATGTAATCCATCGCTTGGGCTGAATAAAACTCAGGATCCAATGCTATCCCTCTGATTTCTGTCAGTCCAAGCGAATGCGCACGCAGGGCAGCCTTGTATAGTGAGTGGTTCTGCACCATGCAGTGCAGCGCTGGCATCATCTTGTCTATGGTGCCAGTTTTGTTCTCGCTGTATCCAACTCCATCCACTAGGCCCCACAGCTCTACACTTCTTTGTTGCTGAGAAGCATTGAAAGCCTCCACTTGCCTACGGATGGTCACAACGGTGCTCGATTTATCGACGCCAAATTGACCTGGATCAGATGTGTGAATGAGACCAACAACGAAGGCTCTAGGCAACCCATTCTCGCCAAGAAGCACTAAGTCGGTACTAAATGTCGTTTCGGGATTTCTCTCGTTTATCTGCATGGTCTCAGGGTCAATGTTGGGGTCATGCGATCCCATTGGGTTCTCGCTTTTACCCTCCGGAATCATTTGACATCCTATTGCTTTCAGGAGCATAGCCAGACTTTGCTCGATTCCGTGACCACGGAGCTTTGCCTCTGCCTGTTGGATTTCTCCAGGCATAATCAAATGTCGCACCAGAAGATCTCGATCTTTCTCCGTCAGTCCGGAATAGAACTGAAGCATTGAGGCCAAACCTTTTTCCAAGAAGTATTTGGCAACTGCTTCTGCGGATGCCTGAGCAGCCGCTCTAATATTTTCGTCTCGGTGCTGAGATTTCTTGATTTGATTTAGAAAAAAGGAAGTCGAATGACGGGTTAATGCCTCCGGTGCGCAACCACACAATGTCTTGCCAGGTATTTTGGGGTGCGGTAGACGGGAGAATTGGTAGCTTAGATCCAAATATAGCCGCTTGTCGGAGACGCTTATGAGTGTCCTAAGAAGCTCGACAAGTCGTGAGTCTCTAATAATTTCGCTTGCGAGTTGATCTGCAAGCTCATCTACCGTTTTTGTTTTTACTGAATCGGCAAGAATGTTTAGAGTGCCAATTTCCTGATCTGCTGTCTGATTAACAGCAAGTGGTAGCTCGTTTTGCTGGGCAACGTGATACCAAAACTCCTCAGAGAGATTGTTGATTCGTCCATATTCTTTTCTCATGCTTGCGCTACTCCTGGGTGCATCTGGTTTGCTTGACAGAATTATCTCAGGAGTGTCTATTGCTTACCAGAACTACGTCGAACTGAGAAGAGCCCAAGCCTCAACTTGGCGTCGGGTAACAAGCCCCCGTAACACTTTTCCACCCCCATAGACCCAACGCCGCAGCTCTTGCCCGGCCGCGATCCAGTCCCGTTGATTGACTCGCCGCCGCAGCGTCGAGGTCTGCAACCGCCCAGCTCCGAGGTTGAAGGTGAAGTCCACGATGGCTGCGAGCCGACCCTCCGGCTCGGAGGCCAACACCGGGCAGTAGCGCAGCGTCGCCCCCAGTGCCGCCTGTAGATCGCGCGCCAGATAGTCCTCGCCTTCTGCCTCCGTGATCGGCGGGTGCTTGGGGTCGCAGAGATGGCCGTACCCAATCGTCCAGAAGCCTGCAGGACAGATGTAGGGAACGGCGGTGATCTCGCTGCCGCGTTTCACCCTGCGCTCGAATCCCTCGAAGCGTTTGGCCAGCTCGATGGCCGTTTTCGGCACCTCAATCACGGTCGCACCCGGTCAAACACGCGCCCGAGGAACCAGAAGTTCAGCACCCCGGCCCACAGCGCTTGATCGGCTTCCGTCCAGGCGTGCAGAATGGCTACACTCCAGCCCGCGCCAGCGATCACGGCGGCCACGAATGCTGCCGTCTTGGCGGCGCAGTAGAGCGCCATGAACCAGTAGGTGATGACGGGACGCACGCTGCACGACAGCGCATCGGCCCAGCGCACGCCAGTCTTTTCGCCTTGGGTGCGGACGGCGTCGCGCAGCGCTTCGACGGCACCGACGTTCCAGGCGGCCTCGGCACTCGCGCCGATTTCGGCCATCCGTTGCGCGCCGCGAATTTTCTCGAACTCCAGCGCCTTGTCCTGCATCGCCAGTTCATGGCCGCGCTCGCCCTTGCGGTCGAGCCACTTGAGGATTTCGGGCGCGAGACGGAAGGCCCCGCCGAGGAGGCCACCAAGCAAGGTCTCGATCATTGCGGGCCTCCCATCAGCTTGAGCTTGATGGCGGCACCAATCAGCAGCGCGGCCAGCAGGCCGGTGGTCAGCACTCTCACGAAGGTCTGCCACGCCGTGCGGCGGGCATCGCGCCACGCATCCAGCAGGTCACGCAGTTCGCGGATATCCCGTGCAGCGTGGCCGTTTTCCAGGCCCAGGTGGGACAGGACACGCTCGGCGCCACGTTCGGCGGCGTGGGCGAGCAACTCGTCGAAGTCCTCTTTGCGCAGCAGGAGCATGTTCTCGACGAAGGCAGGTTTTTCGGAATCGGTCATTGGCGATCTCCAGAAACGCGAAACCCGCCTCGAGGGCGGGTTTCATGGGGTGGCGAAAGTAAATGGTCAGATGGCGAGGCCAGGGCTCCAGCCCGCGGCTTTGTAGGCCGAGAGCACACTCTCGTCCTCGATGAAGCAGGTCCAGCCAACCTTCGGCACGAAGAAAGACCATCCCGCCTCGATGCGCACGGCGATCTGGCCGGCCTTTCCGGCCCAGGCGCCAGTGGGTCCGGGTGCCACGATGTAGCGGTCGCCGTTGGCGGGCGAGGCCGGCGGCGTGGCTTGCGCACGCGACTTCACCGACAGTTGCAGTACGGCATCGAGCAGTTTCAAGTTCGCATCCATCCCCGCATTCCAGCCCGATTCGCGGGCGGTCCACCCGTAATTCACGCCCAGGTTCGGGCCTTGCATTGCAGCCATGTCATTCTCCGTAGGTTGCACCGTAGAACATGCCGTAGCCCCGGCACTCGGGGATCTCGATTTGCTGGGCCTGCCAGCTGGTGTAGCCGTCGCGTACCGCCTCGACCTTGACAGTCAGTTTCTCGTTCGGACGATTCAGGCCGCTCTCGGCGATCTCGGTGGCCATCGGATAGGTCCAGCTCGTGCCGGTCAGCCCCGTTTCCGTGTGCTTGAGTGTTCCCGCCTCGCCATAGATCCGCACGGTGTAGGTCGTACCGGTCTCCGGACCGATATTCGATTCCCCCTGCGTCACCAGATAGGCGGTCTGCAGCAACCGGCTGCGGTGCGCCCAGCTGACCGTCACCTCCCCGGTGATGTAGCTCGCGCTGTAGTCGAGGTTGTTGACCCGGAACTTGCCGGGCGGATAGGGACGGATCTGCCGCTTGGCGAACGTGTAGCTGATCGTCGGCGCGGAAGCCTCTGCCAGAACGCCCACCCCGGTGGCAGGCAGTACCTTGGAATGCACCGTCTCACCGCTCAGGTACTGGGTCGTGTTGTAGAACTGTCCGCCCTCGACGAAGTACAGCCGGGCGCCGCCCGAATGCTTCGCCGGCACCGTGTCCAGCACGCCCCGATCCACCGTCACGGTGCCGGCGGCCACATTAACCGACTTCACGGCGACCAGCTCGCCATCGAGCAGCGCGTAGGTGTCCAGCGTGACCAGGTCGAGATCGACCCCGTAGAGCACGTTCAGCACCGTCTCGGTTTGTCCGATGTCATTGGCCAGCACGCAGGATGGGATGAAATCACCAACGCCGGTCTTCTCGAAGGCCGCTGATCCCTGCCGCGTCAGCACCGCGTAGTTGATCGCCGCATCCGAGGGCCGAACGGCTGAGACGGACAGGAACCCGCCATTCGGATCGATCTCGGCCAACGCGGCAGCCGACTCGCCCGTCATCTCATGAACAATCGTCCAGTACGGCAGTTCGCTCACCGACACGAAGTTCGCAGCGATGGGCGCTTGCCGGGGATCGACCCAGCCGCTCTCGGCGGGTGCGAGATAGACGGTATCGGGCAACCCGAACACGTCCTCGACGCAGGTGATCCGCACCCGGCCGTCGGCCAGCGTCCCGTAGCTGATCTGCGCGACCCGAAGGATCAACTGCTCGATCCGCAGCTCGGGCCAGGAGAACCTGAACACGTCGCCGATGTTGAGGCTGGCGGCCGTGCGGTTGGCGACCAGCGTGATCTTCGCCAGGGTGGACGACAGCTGCCGCAAATCCCGCATCGCCAGGCGCGCAGCCAGAGCACCATTGGCCACGCCCTCGTAGCTGACCTTGGCATCCTTGATTTCGCCCAGGGACCGTTCGATGCCGGCGATGTCCTGCACAGAGATCGAGACGCTCTTGTCAGTCGTGCGGTCGTGATAGGACAGCGTGACCTGATTGATCAGCTCCTCCGGCAAGGTGCGCTCGAAAGACTCCAGCCGGATCACGTTGGTCTGGTTCAGCTCCAGCAGCGTCGCCGGATCGTAGTCGTCGCGGGTCAGCTTGAGCGTGAATAGCCCCGTGCGCGGGCTCACGTAGATCGAGCCGTCGATGTGCTGCAGGATGCGCTCGATGAAAGCCTCGATGTCTTGCTGCTGATCCCACAGGATCGAGAGGCCGAAGCTCTCGGCGTAGAGCGTGTCGGCAGCGGCGCGGAATGAGGCGTCGTCGATCTCGGCCGAGCTGTAGCCCCGGCCCCAGGTCCTGTCGGTCAGGCACTCGTAAATGATGTGCGCCGGATTCATGTCACCGGCAATGGCGGCCTTGTCCGAATACCACTGCGGCGAACCGTCGGATCTCCGGATGATCCGCGTGAGCTCGGCGCTCCACGGCTTGATGTAGGGGTTCATCGCCGACAGTTGCGGCTGACGCAACACCAGCGATACCACTCCCCGGAAGGCCGGTACGTTGGTGCCGAGCTTGGAGGCGAGGTAGTCGTTCTGACCGTCCGCGGCATTGCCCATCACCAGATCGACGGCGCCGACGATGCCGCCCTCGCGGTCGTCGCCGCCGAACAGGTCGGGCTGATTGATGGCGATCTGGCCGCTGGACGTCATCGATCCCGACCACGCCGTGCGCTCGCCGACCACGATCCTGTTCAGCGAATCGACCGGCCCGTGGCACAGCGCCAGATGCATCCCTGCGTAGTAGCGGTAGCCGACCGTGACGCTCTTGCTGCCTTTGCCGCCGCCGCTCATGCCTTGGCTCCCTCATTCGTGCGCGAAACCAGCTCAATCACCTCCTCACGCGCAACCTTGTCGCCGAAGGCATCGTCGAAGGATTGGACGCCGGTGTTGACGGTGACGGCACCGTTCACCTCTTTCCACGACATCACGGGCTGGGCACTTCCTTCGGTCCCCCACATCAGCTTGATGATCTTGGCGCGCGCTTCGGTGAGGTCGATAGACGAGGTCATGTGCGGGAGCTTGAGCCGCTTGCCATTGAAGAACTGCACTGGCTCGGCCTCACCCACGTTGGTGACGTAGCCGCGCAGGACACGATCAAAGGCATTGGTGTCGAACGCATCTGCGCCATCGACAATGCGCACGAACTCGTCGAGGCCGCGAATGGCGTGGTCAAGGGGAAGTAAGGCATCGAGTCTCCGGGGGCAGAGAATGATTCCTCCACGAGGCCATACCGCGTCGGAAAGGACAGCGGAAGTTTTGTCCTGCGGCGCGCGTGACCATGCTCGGCCCACGAACACCGGCGCGAACTCGTGTGTACCAGCCAGACGCAGCTCACCGAGATGCCACAGGTGATTCGGTGTGCGGCAGATGTTGCTGGAGCGTCGCCTATCCTCAATTCCGATCAGCGCCGACAGGTCCGCCAGCCACGAATCCATCTGGATGGAATAGAGGGCAATCCCCGCCAGCGGTTGGACTACGGTTCTGCCGTTCAGCGGACTGCAGTAGCTGTAGCGACCGGCGTCCTCATCGACATCGACCTCGACTTCCTGTTCGGAATCGAGAAACGGCACCATCACATGGGTGAGATAGCCTGCGGGTACGATCCAACGCCGCTGAAGAAACTGCCGATAGTCCCGCCCGAGCCTGTCGGCCAGCACTGATGCATCGAGCCGCGGAAGGTTGTCCAGCGCGAGGAAGAAGTTCAGATGCGGCGACGTCATCGGCGTCCTCCTCAGAACTGGCTCAGCACGCCGATCTTGATGAGCTGTTCCTGCACGCGCTTGCGGTCGTCGTCCGTCCTGCTCTTGTCGTTCAGCCCGTTCGGCGCGGTGATCTGGACAGCGACGTTGTGCGCCTTGCGGTGCGGCGTCTTGGACATCCTCATGACCAACTTCACCTGCACGAGCGCGTACTGGCTCAGGTCTTCGGCGCAGTAGTCCTCATAAGCAACCTGATAGATGTTGCGGCCGTCGCGCCGGTCACGGGTGATTTGCATCTTGCTGGAGAGTTGCCGCACCACATCACGTCCGCCGTACTCTGAGGTCTGCTCGAACGGCTTGGCCACGGTGATCTGCAGGATCGAGATGTCGTCGATACCTGCGACCCGGTCACGTTTGAGTCGATCGAGCATCTTGGAGGTCGCAAAGCCGAGCAGGTCGAACTGCCGCATGGGCATGTCCTCGATCTGGCCTTCGTGCGCCAGCGCGACGTCGCGGAAGACGGTGGCCAGCTCGCGCCGCGCCTCCCGTTCTTCGCAGAACACGCTGAGTGATCCAGTCTCCGGCTCCCACGAAAAGCGTGCCGACATCGCGGCGGGTTCCTCGTGGTCGACGACATGCCCATTCGTCACTTGCTGGAACGTCGCAGTCTTGCCATTGAAGGTCGCCGTCAGCGTGTGCAACAGCGCCGACTGACCGGCTTCGCAATCATCGTCATCACCCTGTTCGCATGAAAGATCGCGGCGTGTGAATTGCTCGATCAGGATTTGATCCTTCGGCACCTTCGGGAACAGTTCGGCAATTCGTGTGCGCAACACCTCTTGAACGTCGACCCCAGTCTTCGGCACGACGCCCTTGGGGCCCAGGTAGTGGCTAGAGTAGTGGTCGCTTTTCCACTGGCGATGCATGACTTGCAGATGCTCTGCCTGGTCGAAGCGTTCGTCGCGTCGAGCGCCTTGCACCGGGAAGTCCTGCAAGATGTGTAGGTACAACGCGCGGCTGTAGCGATCGCTGGGCACAGCCAGCACAGCGGCATCGTCAGCACGATCCTCGTTGAGCACAGAGAGGACGGCCTGTGCCCCGTAGTCATCGTCGAGGAGCATCACTCGCTCGGCAGCACACTCGATGCTGTACTGGGCGGCCGCCGGCAATTTGCCAACAGCATGAAAGAACGCCTGACGCGACTCGACTGGCAACTTGCCCTTGGCCGCTTCCGCCAATGCCTGCAACTCCGGCAATGCCGTTGCGCTGGCGCGCTCGAGCAGATCAACCAGGAGCCCGGGGCGCGCGACCTTACGCACGAGGCTGACGAAGTTCTCTGCGTTCGGGAGGATTTTTGCGCCGTCATCAGATCGATGCTCGCGCGCACGTTTCGGCGCAGGCTGGCTCGCCGCCGCGTTGGTGTTTTTCTTTGTGGTTGAGGCTTGGTCTGCTGGCATGGGCAAGTTCCTTTGACAAAGTGCGCGATTGCGCGAACAGTTAATCGGATGATTCAAAAAATGCCGACGCGAAGTCGGCTCGACGGGGGGGTTGGATGGTGGTCAGCGCATCGAGGCCTCCTGACCCGTGAGGCCGTAGCGATTGAGGCGAACTTGGATGAACCGGCGATTGACGCCGAAGCGCGCGGCCAAGGCTTTCTCGAAGCGTTCCATGTCGAAGACGCCCATGTCGCCGTCCGCTTGGATGTGTAGAGCCGTGCCGGGGTGGTCGGGATCTGTGGAGGGATGGCGATGGATGGTGATGTCGTGCTCGGGCGCAAGCTCTTCTACGGCGGCGATGATGCGCTGGCGCGGCACGAGCAAGGAGCCCATGAACTCGTTGGCACGCAGCTCGGCGAAGTGTTCTTCCGTCGTTGGCTTCGCAGATAGTGACTTGGACAGGTGGTCGCTGTCCGGCGTCGTGGTGCGGTAGGCACGTTGCAGCGTTGGTTCGAAGTCATCGAACAACCCAGGGCCCTTGCTGCCCTGAACAACCCAGCCGGGGGCGTCGAACACGGCGTGGCCCAGTTCGTGGGCCAAGGTGCTGAGGGCCAGCAGTTCGCTGAGACTTTCACCCACGGGCGAGACGGACACCATCGCGGCGTCGGGCATTGCGGGGTCAAATTCACAGACACCGAAGACGTGGTTGCCTTGCTCGTCATGCACGGCGTAGTCGGTGCTGACCTCCAGCGCGAAGTCGATGCCGTTGATCTTCAGGCCGGAGATCTGCCGCAGCGCGTCGAAAGAAACGGCGTCGATGCTGTCCGCGACCAGCTGCTGGCGCGCCGTCGCGGCGATGCGCTCGACCTCAGTGTGCTTGATGTACAGGGGGCGTTTCCGGTCGCAGCACCGGTAGTCGAGAGTCAGTACCGCCATTCACTTTTTCTCCGTCACGTTCCGGCGGTACATCCGAACCAGGTTGCCAACATCATCGCGGATGTCGGGGGGCAGACGACTGGCCTCAACGAAGGCGTCGTCGGCACTGATACCGAGGATCTCTGCCGCCTTGCGGATCAGCTCGTCCTTGGGCGGCTTCTCCATGTCGCGCTCGATGCGAGACCAGTAGGCGGGTGATATTTCCAGCTGACGCGCAAAGTCATTCATCTGAATGCCTTTCTCTTCGCGCGTCTTGCGGATGAATGCTCCAAAGGGCATGACGGTGACCTGATTGCGTGATTAGTTAACGAGGATGGTAAGAGCCAAGGGTCATGCTGTCAACCGTTTCGTTAACGCGCAAAAAATACATTGCGGGCGGGCTTGATTACCCTGCGTTGCCATCCGCTTCGGAAGATCAGGCTCACTATCCCTGACGGTTGCAATTCCTCGGAGCCGTCATGAAGAACCTCGAACTCGCATCTCCCACGGAGATGAGCGCCAGCGCCCGCGCTGGTGAAATCACCGCCATCCTTGCGGCCGGCATCGTTCGCACACTCGTCGCGGATGAGCCAAAACAGAGAGCAGTTGGCCTTGGCTTCCTGCCCGACCAGCGCGTTCATACAACCCCCTATCAAGAGGAGAAGTTGTGATGAACGAGAAACAAGCATCCGTCGCCGCGCGGATCGCGGAGCTGGCCTGCCTGCCGATGTCCGAGCTCTGGACAGTCTGGGATCGGTATTTCCCACGCCGTCCGGACTACCCCAACCGCACCCACGTCGAGTCCCGGATCGCCTACAAGCTGCAGGAGGAGGCCTTCGGTGGCCTCGCGCCTGAGACCAAGCAGCGCCTGGAAGCCATCGGCGCGAAGCACTCCAAGATCAAGCTGCGGGCCAAGCCGCGCGAGTTCGATTTCGCGCCGGGCACGATCCTGCTGCGCGAATGGGGCGAGCGCGAGCACCGGGTGACGGTCACCGCCGAGGGGCTGTTCGAGTACCAGGGGCGCAACTTTAAGAGCCTGACGGCGGTGGCCCGCCACATCACGGGCGCGCACTGGTCTGGGCCGCTGTTCTTTGGCCTGAGCAAGGGAGGTGCGCGATGAGCGAGATCGCCAGCACCAAGGCCCGCAAGCGTTGCGCCGTCTACTGCCGGGTGTCCTCGGATGAACGGCTTGACCAGGAGTTCAACTCTATCGACGCCCAGAAGGAGGCTGGCCACGCCTACGTCGCCAGCCAGCGATCCGAGGGTTAGATTCCGGTGGCTGACGACTACGACGACCCTGGCTTCTCCGGCGGCAACACGGATCGGCCCGGTCTGAAACGCCTAATGGCGGACATCGAGCGCGGCCAGATCGACATCGTGGTGGTCTACAAGATCGACCGCCTGACGCGTAGCTTGGCCGACTTCTCCAAGATGGTCGAAGTGTTCGAACGCCACGGGGTGTCCTTGTGTCGGTCACCCAGCAGTTCAACACCACCACTTCGATGGGTCGGTTGATGCTCAACGTCCTGCTGTCCTTCGCCCAGTTTGAGCGCGAGGTCACCGGCGAGCGCATCCGCGACAAGATCGCCGCCGCCAAGCGCAAGGGGATGTGGATGGGCGGGGTCCCGCCCCTGGGCTACGACGTCGACAACCGCCTGCTGGTCATCAATGAAACCGAGGCGGCGGTGGTGCGCAGCATCTTCGAGGAGATGCTGACCATCGGCTCTCCGACGCAGATCGCCGTCAATCTGACCGCCGACGGCATCACGACCAAGGCCTGGACGACGCAGGAGGGCCAGACCCGCAGCGGCACGCGCATTGACAAGAAGTACCTGCACAAGCTGCTGCGCAACCGCATCTACCTGGGGGAGTTGTCGCACAAGGGGAACTGGTACCCCGGCGCTCACCCGCCGATCATCGACCGTGAACTGTGGGACAAGGTTCACGCGGTGCTGGCCAGGGATGGGCACGCCCGGTCGGTGGAAACCAAGATCCGATCGCGCACCGACGCTTTGCTGCGCGGCCTGCTGTACGCCCCCTCGGGGGAACGGATGTACCCGACCTACTCGCGCAAGAACGGGCGCAAGTACCACTACTACGTGTCCAAGTCGGAAAGCCGTTTCGGCGCACCGGGCAAGAGCTATGAACGCCTGCCGGCACCGGAGATTGAGGCGGCAGTGGTGGCCCAGATCCGCACGGTACTGACCAGCCCGGAGTCCATCGCATCGGTGGTGCGCCACATCCAGCGCAACGGGGGACAAGTCGATGAAGCCACCACGGTGATGGCGATGGGACGGCTCAACGACGTGTGGGATCAGTTGTTCCCGGTCGAGCGCCACCGCATCGCCAACCTGATGATCGAGCGCGTCGATCTCGTCCACGTTGGCGAGGTGCAGGGCATCAAGGTGAAGTGGCGGGAGTTGGGCTGGGACGCCCTGATCGGTGAGTTCGCCCCGAGAGGCATCGGCGCGGAACTGGTGGAGGTTGAGGCCTGATGGACGACACCCTGGAAACCTTCGTGCCACTGACATTCCGCCGCCGGGGCGCGCGGCGCGTGGCCGCCGACGACCGCCTCGTCCACGATGTGACGCTGCTGGAGGGGGTGGCACGCGGTTTCTACTGGCAGCACCTCGTGGACACCGGCGAGATGAAGAGTGGCTCGGAGATCGCCCGGGCCGAAGGCTTACACCCCTCGGTCACCAACGAACTGATGCGCCTTAGCCTGCTCGCACCCGACATCCTCGAAATGCTGATGAATGGGCGGCAGCCGCGCCGGATGAACCTTATCTGGTTCCAACGCAACCCGCTGCCGGTGGATTGGGAGGCGCAACGCCAGATCGTGAAGCGCTTTGAGGAGGACGCATGAGCAAGAAGCACCGTGGCCGGTTCAAGGGTGATCCGGTCACTTATCAACTGCCGAGCCCGGCAGGCGGCGTGCAGCTTGAAACCTTCGTTCCCTGGACATTGGTGAAGCGGGGGTTGAAGAAGCAGGTCATAACGCCCTTGGACGCGCCGCAGGAATTCCTGTCCGAGGCCACCCGAGAGCGCGAGGTGCGGTCGGCTGCGCAGGACACCGCGTTGATGCGGGCGCTCGGACTGGCGCACCACTGGCAACGCCTGCTGGACGAGCAGCGGGCGGCGTCGGTGGCCGAGATTGCCGAGGCCGAAGGCATGGACGTGACGCAGGTGCGCCGGGTCATGCGGTTGACACTCCTGGCCCCGGAGGTCGTGGAACGGCTGGCGGGTTCGCCTGACGCCGTGCTGGAGAAGGTGATGCGCCGCCCCTGGCCCAACGCGTGGGGCGACCAGATGCGGGTGCTCGCGCCACCCGGGTGA